GGTATGCCGTGGTGCTGCCCAGCGCCGACGTTACGTCCATCAACACGAACGTGAACGGCGGCTCGACCGGCGCTACGCGCTCGTTCGCCTACGCCGAGGACGCCAACCGCAACGACTATCCCGCCGGATACGCCTCGGTGATCTAATGCCAGCCACCTCAGACAAGCAGCGCGCGTTCATGGGCGCTGAGCTGGCGCGGCTCAGGTCCGGCAAGAAGACCAAGACCGGCATGTCCGACAAGCAGCTCTCCGATTTTGCATCCAAGGTGAAGAAAGTAAAGGGAGGAAAAGATGCCCGCTAACATTTCGTCGGGTCAGGGCTTTGGGATCACCCGTCCGGGTCGTCCGGCCGCCGAGCGCGTATCCAGCGGTGGGGGCCCCGTGGGGTCCGGTGGTGCCGAGTCCAAAATGGTCAACGCCACGGCGAAGGCCATCAAGGCGTCCAAGGTCAAGTCGATCAAGGTGAAGATGAAGAAGGGTGGCTAGGCGTGGGCGACTGGAAAGATGGCTTCTTGAGCTATACAGGGAAGCACGTCAAGAAAGCTAACGCAATTCGTATTGCCCAGAGCCGTCCCGATTTGGCGGGCGTTCCCATTCTCCAGGAAGGCTCTGTTTTGTTCTCGTCGGGGGATAGCGCCCATGACGAGCCACGCTCCTGCTACAACTGCCCCTTCTTTAATTTTGAGTCGTCCTGCAAACTAATGGACGCTCGAATTAAAATTAAGAAGTTCACTACCCCCGAGAGAATGGAAGCAGGGGCCAAACCTATTGAATACTGGCCTGTTTGTGGGTATTGGATTTATGGACAGCCTAACTATGGGCTAGACGAGCACTATGCCACGTTGGACCCATCGTCGGCGGGCCTTGGCTGGGTAAACGCCCCCAAAACAGGACAAGAACTAAGCGGCACGAGCTGTGGGGGCGCATGTGGAGGAGACGATTGCGACCTATGGATAACCAAGGGTGACGATAAGCGCGCGGAGGCCACAGGGTTCTGTAGAGTTTTGCAAAAAGAGACAGGCAACATGGACTGTTGTTCGGCCTGGCAAGACGATGATTGGCTAACATGGGAAATGGTACAAGAGCGATTCAGGGAAAAGCTATGACTCATCACCAACGTTATCGTACAAGTGCAAGGCGCACCCTAATCAAACGTCGCTATGGTTTATCCATGGAGCGGTATGAGTACATCCTTATGGCTCAGCGTGGACGATGTTTGATTTGTCGTGAGTTCATGCAGGACTCGGTGACACGGGGAGGTCGCCGCAATGGGCGTTCGATAGCAGTAGATCACGACCATGCCACCGGAGAAGTTCGTGGACTGCTTTGTATGAACTGTAATGCAGGAATTGGGTTGTTGGGCGACAAGACCGACAACTTGAAACGTGCTGCCGTGTATATGCAAGCCGCGCGAGGGGGACCACCATGGAGATTCTAGGGATACTGTTTAACGTGGCGTCGTTGCTGGCCGAGACGGTAACGGCCCTGTCCCTGTTATACTTAGCGTATCTGGAATGGAGGAAGCAACTTGACCGCGACACCCGAGTTAGACGCGCAGATCGCCCAGGAGAAGGAGGCGCTAGCTAATGCGCCGATTGTGGCTCAAGGTCCGGTCGTTGGCCGGTGCGGCAAGTGCGGCCGTCCGAGTCGCACTCTCATACACTACGAAACGGTGGATGCGGTAGACGGACCCGTGCCGCGCTACAAAGGAGAATGCTGTGCCCGAGATGCCGATAGAGAGCCCCCGAAAATACGGAGCGGTGGACGAATGGGAGGAAGCAGCCGATGACTTCGCTAGAGATGTGGTTGGCGGCGGCGGTAGCAATTCAATCCGTCGGGATAGCCTACCTAGTGACGAGCTTCCAAACGATGAACAGAACGTGGACGAGGGCTTTCTTAGACAAGCAGGGGATTCCCCTTCACATTATGGACGATAAGCCCGAGCCAACGGTGGAGCGCAAGCCGGAGCCGCCGCCCAAAACCAAGATCAGCATTCCCGTGCCGGGCTGGAGGCCGGGACCCGTTCGCCATTCGTAGAGGAGACAGCACATGCCAGAGGTTCCCCGGGGTTCCCCTGCTGCGTCAAGCGGGGGCGGCTCCATCGGAACTGGGTCGTTTGACGAGGGACCCTCGACTGAGCCCACCAGCGAGCAGGGCGACGCGACGAATGAGAGCTTAATCCGCGGCCTAGGCAATGGAATACGATCCCTCTTCAAGGGGGCCGACAAGCCCGTCCACACCAAGACTCCCAAGCCCAAGCCCGAAGACATCCAGCCGCAGTACAAGTTCGACGAGAAGCTCGATAAGCGCCTCCTCGGGCTGGCCGACTATTACTACCGGGAAGGATCGTTCGAGAAGATCCAGTTCGCGCGCAAGTGGATGAGGAACGCCCTCATCTTCCAGGGCTATCACGAGTTGGAGTGGAGCGAGATCAACGTCGCGTGGGACGTTACGCTGTCCGACGCCGGGGATTACGCGTTCCCCAACAACTACTACCGAACGCTGATCATGCATGGAGTACGAGCTTATGTACAAAACGCACCCCTCATCGAGCCGGTCCCGACTAACTCGGACCAAGAAGCGGAGGCTGCAACGAAAGCGGCTCGCACAGCCCTCGAAATCATCAAGAAAAGCTGCCGATACGATTACCTGCGAGTGGTCGAAGCTCTCAATCTACGCCTATTTGGAAACTCATTTAGGTATAGCTATTACTCCAAGGACTCTCGCTATGGCTATATTACGTCTCCGGTCTATACCGACGTGGACGTTCTCTTCTCTCCCGGGAGCGGTATATGTCCCCTACATGGACCGCTTGAAGGAAGCTTTAGCCAGTGTCCAGTCTGCGGCACCGCAATCACCGAGCACCAGCCACCCGTCCTGAGCCGCGTCCCCACCATCAGCGGAAGCGTACGGTATCCCAAGGGGGAGATCGTGACGGAGGTGGTGAACCCCCTCGAAATCTACATGCGGAGTAGCTCCTATGACCTATGGCACGCTCCTTTTCTCGTTCGCAATCGGGTTGTTGATCGGCTTGCACTACAATCCCAGTATCCTAATATCATGCTCGCTCCGAAGGGTGACGAGGGCGGAGGCGAAGCCTACAGCGTCGGCGGAGACCTCGGCCTCATCTATCTCCAGTCGCTTGCGGACCTACCGGGCGACCCGACCCAGTACGCCGCATGGTACGAGCGGGCCACGGCGGCGGCTAAGGCCCTACTCATAGAGTGCTGGCTCCGGCCGTCCATGTACTTTTTCGACGCCGAGCTGAAGCGGAGGTTCCCCGATGGCCTGTACATCTGCAAGACGGGCGACACTCTATTGGAGGCCCGTAACGACAGCATTGACCATCATTGGACTCATTATCAGTACAACCCTGTACCGGGCCGCATCTGGGCGGATGGCGACGACGACCTCATCCCCATGCAGCTTAAACTGGACGAAACAGACCGGCTTATTATGCGGAACCAGGGGTATAACAGTGCTCCCCTTCTCGTCATCGACTCCCAGCGCATCGACAAGAACGAGGTCCTCAACGACCCCAGCACCATCATCGAGGCCAAGTCGGCAGGGCGACCGATAAAAGATAGCTTCAGCCGGATCGACTCCTCCCCCCTCTCCCCCGAGACGTGGCAGTGGCGCGCCGCCGAGATCAACGACATGCAGTTCCATAGCCGGGTCAGCCCCACCGCCGTGGGTCAACACGAGCCCGGCGTGAACACGTTCGGCGGGCAGGAGAGCATGGCGGCCAAGTCCGACAACTCCCTCCTCCCCAACCTCATGCTGTGGAAGGTGAGCGACGAGCTGTGGGCCAAGCAGGTGCTCCAGCTGGCCGCCGACAACTGGCTCGATGAGCGCGTCAACGCCGTCATGGGCATCAATGGGCGCTGGGAGTACGAGAAGCTCCGCGGGGCCGCCCTGGACGTCGACAAGTTCGTGATCGAGTCGAGGGTATTGCCTATCGACCCGACCCAGCAGGAGGCCCTCAGCCAGGCGGTCGCCTCGGGCCTGCTTAACCCCCAGGACCCCCGCGTCATGCGTAAGGCCCTGGAACTCTACCACCTCCCGACCGAACTCGACTCCTTCTACATGGACTCCAAGGTCCAGTGGAAGGAGATCGACATGTTCAAGCAGACCATGCAGCAGATCGTCCCCACGATGATCAAGGACAACGACGCCGTCCACATAGATATTTGCCGCGTCTGGCTCAACTCTGACGAGGCGTCCGAGAATCCCCAGCTCTCCCAGCTAGTCCTACAGCACGCCCAGCTCCACGTGATGAACATGTACAAGCAGCAGATGATGCAGGGTGTAGTCGCCTCAGCCAACCCCCAGGGAGGCGCGGGCGGTGGCGACGCTTCAGGTCAAAAGGGTGGACCCGGCGCGCAACAGGGCGGCCCCCGTCAGCCGGGCAAAGGCGGGCCGGACGACCCGAATAAGGGCAAGCAGGCGGGCAAGGATGGGGGACAGGTTCCGACGAATCCGGTGACTAGGCAGCAGAGGGCGCAGAAGGGCCAAGTAGCGAAACCACATAGGCCTCAACCTTCGTCCGGCAACCAACATCACCGTCAACGATTGACCTAGCCCGACCACCCGCTATGATGAAACGAGGTACGCAATGAAGAGACTACTCCTACTGATCGGATTTCTACTGTCGCCCGGCCTCGCCGCGGCGCAGAACGGGTTCTTCTATAGCCTCGATCCCCCCGCGCCCAACGCCAAGATCACCGTGTGCGTTCTGCCGACTCCGGGCCCGTCGCCAACGCCCTGCACGGCGACGCTCAGCGCGGCCGCCATATTCTCGGACGCGGCGCTTACTGTGCCCCTCGCCAACCCCAACCAGCTCGGGCCCAGCGGTGCATTCGGGTTCTGGGTGAGCGCTGGACAATATGTGATCCAGCTTAGCGGGACGGTCACCAAGAACTTCGTTGTCACCCTTGGTGGTGGATCAGGCGGCGCGGGAACGTTGCCCAGACTAGACCAAGTCCTTAACCAGAACACAAACAAGCTCTTTAATCAGGGCGGCTCGACTATTGGCTTTACTGGGGGCCCCGGGCTTAACCTTAGCGGCGAGACCACCCCCCTCTTCATCCCCTCCATCAGCGGGTGTCCCTCGTTTGCGTCAGGCGGCCTCTGCTTCGATCCTGTTACCAATAACTACACCCTCAGCAACGGCTCCATCGACGTGATTGGGGCGTTCTCTACGACTACCGTGACCAACAATCACGTTGCGGGGTTCCTGAATACCGGTGGCACGTGGACCCTTCAGGACTTGGGGGCGGTGAGCAATGGCGGGGGTACGCCGAGCGGCCCGACCATCATCTCGACCAACATCACCAATATCCAAGAGGGCGACTCCATCTGCTACGACAGCGCCTCGATGACCTTCGTCAACTGTACGGAGGGCGTCCCGGTGAACGTTCAGACCGGCACCACCTATGCCGTCGACTGCAACGCCGACCGGGGCTCCTACATATTGTTCACGTCTACCTCGCCTATCGCCGTGACCCTTCCCCAAGCCAGTGCGACGCCGCCCTGCGATGCGAACATGTTCACATATATCCGAACGATCAACGCCACGGTGACCATAACGCCGACCACCTCCACCATCACCGACGGGGGGCCCGCCGGGGCGACAAGTGCCATAAGCATAAGCGCGGGCTATGGCACGAACATATTCAGCGACAATACCAACTACTTCGCCAAGCTGGGACCGTTCCGAATCGGGGCGAATCCGTTCGCCGCGACCGAAGGCTACGACATCACCACCGTGGGCAAGCTGGATTGGGCGGAGCCTAACAATGGCACCACCGGAACCACGCTCAACAAGATGGCGTGCAACGACGGGACCGGCAAGGCCATCATCTGCTCGCATACGACTAGCACGACCAACGATCCCGAGGGCGTGGCCACCACAGGCATAGTGGAAGCGCCGGGCACCACGGGGAACACTGGGATATGCGCGTTCGGGTTCTGTACTGTGTTCTTCGATAACTCGGCGACGGCGGGGCACTACGCCCAGCTTAGCTCGACGGTGGACGGCGACCTGAGCGATGTAGGGTCTACCCAGCCTACCAATGGCCAAGCGTTCTGGCACGTATGGACTAGCAACTCGGGAGCCAATACGACCGGCGTGGTCCGCATAACCACCATGACCGAGCTGACGGCGGCCGCGCAGAACGGTGGCGGCAAGACGACGGTCCAGGTGAACGGAGTCCAAACGCAGCCGGTGGCTAACTTCAGCGACAACAGCGAGACCTCTACCTGGAGCAGCTCCAACTCGGGGAACGTGACGACCGTGTCATACCACCCCGCGCATGGGCTCAGCTTCACGATAGGCCAACCGGGTGGCACCGCGCTGACGGCGGGAAGCAACACCACCGACTACATCACGGTGCCGTTCAAGTGCACGATCAACGCGTACGATCTATCTATCGACGCCGGGACGATCACGGTTAAATTCTGGAAGGTGGCGACGGGGACGGCCATACCGACGAGCGGCAACTCCATCAACACGAGCGGGGTGAGCATATCGAGCGGCACCCACATCCACTCAACCACCCTATCCGACTTCACCACCACGTCCGTCGCCGCCTTTGATATAATGGCCCTCAACGTCACCACGGTATCGACCGCAGCCTATATCAACGGAGTACTCTCTTGCAAAGAATGACACCCCTGTTTAAACGGCTGGGCTTTCTTTTGGTACTTGCGGGGATATGGATGGCCCCGGCGATGGCCGACGCGCCTCACGTGGTGCAGACGTGCGGAAGCGCAGGTACGCTCGGGGCGACCTACAATGGCACTTGGTATTGCAACCTGAACAATACCACCTCAGGAAACACCATTATAGTTACCGTCGCGGGCGACACCACCACGGTGGTTCCTACGGCTACCGAGTCGCTGACGTGTCCAGCGGGAGCGGTTCAGGTTGTCAGTATCTATAGAATCTATACCTGCTATGTAGCAACGGCTTCTGGGCATTCGGCGTTCAACATTTCCGTGGCGGCTTCGGGAGGGACGGGTCAGGGCATACTTATGTTGACGGCGGAGGAAATCCAGGGGCTAGGGGCGATTGACTCCAGCGCCAGTTCCGGCTCGGCTACCACACCGGGCAGCATCACCACCAGCGCGAACAACGAATGGGTGCATATGGGATGCTGGATCAACGGGACGGCTCTACAGGCGGGCTCGCCGTTCACCCAGATTAACGAGGCGCAGAACAGTGCAGGCACCAATATTTGGAACGTGACCGCCCAGACGGTGGTAGGTACGGCCGGGGCGCAGAGCGTCCCCTGCACCAATACGTCCTCCTTTTTCGGCGGCATAACCATGGTGGCGTTTGCGGAGTCCAGCCCGGTTACGCCCACTGTACATATCGTTCAGCAATGCACCGCGTCCGACGCAGACCCCTCGACCGCGTGTAACTTGTACAACGTAAGCAACGGAAACAAAATTTTATATGTGGGTTCGCTTCAGTACGGTGTTCCTCCAGTTGTAGGCACAACCTGTACGACCAACGGAGGGGGCGTCACATGCCAGTGCCCTAGCAGCTCTCAGGCCACCGGGACATACGCGCTGCCTCAAGGCTCGACCAACATCACCACAGCCGCCTGCTATTACGACCTGACTTCCAATTACACAACCTTTACGGTTGGACAGACGTGCTCCAGTTGCACCTCACATAGCTTCGTGGCCATGGAAGTGGCGGGGTTGGCGACGGGAGTTGACGCCCCATCGGAAGCAGCGGCGGCCGCGACTACCGTCAACTACACCACCGCCCAGGCCAACGAGTGGACCCTCTGCGGGACCGCCGACTTTGGAGCTTCCCCAGCTAACGCCATGGTTATAGGGAACTCGTTCCTGCCAGCGGGGGCCACGTTCTATCCCAACAACTCGCGCGGCGCGGGGCAGCTATCTCAGATCACTGCGCTCAAGAAAACGGTAAGTAGCGGAAGCAACACTTGTAGCTATACGCAGACGGGTAGCACCAATCCCCAGATCGTCACGTTCTCGATATTGCCATTGCCGTCGACCGCGCGCAGCCACGGCGCTATACTATAGAGGAGCGAAATGAGAAAACTAGCGATTATCCTCGGGCTCATCCTGGCTACGGCGGGCGGGGCGTGGGGCCAGGCGGACCCGCTCAACTCTGCTTACCTCCCGTCCATCGACACCAATCCCGCCGACTATCCAGCCAATATCTGGGTCACCGACACCATGCAGAAGGTGCGGCAGGACGCGGGAACTCCGGGGAACGTTAAATGGGGAACGTTCTATGGTACACAGAACGAGTTTGTCGACTTTCAGGTACACGTACAGGCCCCTGCTGGCGGCTATTCTGCATTGAACATCACCGTTGGCAATTTCGTGCAGACCTCGCCCAATAGTTCCACCATTAACTGCGCCACTCTTGGGCAGTGTATCGTCTACCGCGAGGGCTACATCCACGTAACCACCGTCTCTTCCACTCGCCAAACCTTCTACGGCGTCACCGGGTTCTATCCGGACCCGCTGATACCTGCTACCGATCCTTACACCAGCCAGGTAACCAATGCTTGGCCGTTCGCTCAGACTGCAAACCTGAACCAGAGTGCATGGATTGACATTCACATTCCTCCGTCCGCCCCATCTGGCTACTACCTGGGCAGCGTTACGGTGAAGAACGGGGTGACCACGCTGACCACCCTGCCCATTATCATCGCGGTATGGCAATGGCCCAGTTCTGGTCACATGCCTTCCACGTCATCGCTTCCTAGCGACATAGGCAGTGGCGGAGGACTGGCGCAGTGTGCGGCTTTCTATGGCAGCTATAGTGCTTGCAGTGTCTACCCTGGTGCGGGCGGCAACTCGGATGTAGCGCAATCCCTGACCAACGCCGACTCGGGGGCGATGTTCCTTGACCACCGGTGGGGATACTGGGACCAGCCTTACGCCTATGACAATTTCAGCCGTCTCGAAACCATCTACGGACCCTATCTCTTGGGTAATGGCCTTGGCCACTACGCTACGCTGCTCTCCGGTGCCCAGGTCACGGAGATGCCCATCCTTGGTAACCAGCCGAGCGACTTCCAGAGTTGGGTAACGGAATGGCAGAACCGAGGCTATAGCGCCATTCTCACTACCTATTCCGCAGACGAACCAAGCACTTCCGGCCAGTGGACCCAGGTCAACACCTGGGGCGTCGATGCTCACGCCACAACGCCACCGCTAAGTGCGATGGTTACGCTTGGTGGAAACAACTTCGCCGCCGTTGCGACTCAGGGTGCTACCGGAAACATCGACGTGTGGGTGGCCCTCGACAACACCATGGATCAGGTTCCGTACAGCGGAGACCCGTCTGGAGGTCCCAATAATCGTTCAACCTACACCACATGGCTTGCTGGCAGTTCCGGCCCTACTCGCAGGCTTTGGGATTACGGAAGCTGTTCCTCTATGTTCAGTTGTTCCAATGGAACGCCGGACAGCGGGGCAACTGGCGGCTACGCCAACTACGGTATCGACGGTAAGCCAGCCGCAAACCGCGCGAGAGAATGGACGACTTATCTCTACCAGGAAAGCGGCGAACTCTATTACGATCCACTCTTCTGCTGGGGGCAGGCGAGCAACTGCAACGGCAATGCTGATCCCTGGAATGGCTCTTATGCCTATGGTGGTAATGGCGAGGGAACGCTCTTCTATCCCAGTAAGTTTGGCGGTGTGAATCATACCGGAACCACCAACCCGCATTTTGTGCCCTCTGTCCGCATGAAGCACATGCGTGACGGCATGCAGGATTACGAGTACATGCATGAACTCACCACCCTCGGTCAGGGT